CAAGTCCCTGTAGATCAAGAGCAACATTTTTTATTAGAAGATCTTTATAAATCCGTAGAAAAAATGGAAAAAACTCAAGAATTAAATATGACAAATAAAGTTAATATAGAATTTTTAAGTTCACAATTAGAAAAAGCATTAGCTGATATCGAACAATTGAAGGACAAAGTAAGAGAAAACGGAAAGGCGTATTGATGACAGAGTTAGTGGTAGCTTTACTTTTAATTATAAACGGAGAAATTAAGGAAGCCCGTATTCAAGGTTCAATGTCTGATTGTTTAAAAGGTAAACGAATCGCTAAACGTCAAGCTAAGTCACATGTAAAATATCAGTGCATCAAATCAATGGCTGAACTTGAAAAAAATATTGATGGATCTTTATCAATTAAAAAATTAATTTTGGAGTAATTATGAATTTATCAAGAAATTTTAGTTTACAGGAATTAACAAAATCAGACACTGCTATTCGTAGAGGTATTGATAATGAACCCAATGCTGATCAAATAGATAAACTTAAAATGTTATGTGAAAATATTTTACAACCAGTTCGTGATCAGTTTGGTAGAGTAAAAGTAACTAGTGGTTATCGTAGCCCAGAGTTGTGTGTTGCCATCGGTAGCTCCATTGGATCACAACATGCAAAAGCTGAGGCGGTTGATTTTGAATGTATGGGTGTTGATAATGCTGAAGTAGCAGACTGGGTTAAAATGAATTGTGAAGTAGATCAATTAATTCTTGAGTATTACACTCCAGGTGAACCTAATAGTGGATGGATTCATGCAAGTTACATACCATTTAATCCTAGACATCAATATTTAAGAGCTTACAAAGAAAATGGCAAAACAAAATATAAACCAATAATAGGGAAGGCAGTAGATTTAGTATGACTATAGGAAGATCACAAATATCTGCACAAATTGAAGGTAAACTTAGAGGTGCACGAGATGAAAAAAAGAAAAAAGAAAGAGTAAAAGTAGCTATAAAAAAGAAAAGAAAAAACCCTTTAGCCAAGACATTTACTGCATAGTAAAATAATGTTATAATCTTGCATGACTAAATTATGTGCAAGAGGCAAAGCCGCAGCCAAAAGAAAATTTAAAGTATATCCCAGCGCATATGCAAACGCATACGCTAGCAAAATATGTGCAGGTAAAGCAAAAGATCCATCAGGTTTAAAAAGAAAAGATTGGGGACCTAAAGGTAAAAAAATAGGTGGTGAAGCAAAAATTAATAAAGTTATTACTGGATTACAAAAAGCATCTAAACTTCATGCTGCACAAGCAAAAAGTTTACAGTCAGTTGTAAAAGCAAAAAATGGTATTTCAATTGAAACATTAAAAAAAGAATCTCAAAAAATTATAGATAATTTTCCAAAAGAAAAAAAATATAATTACAAAAAACCAAAGAAAAAACCATACACAATTGCTGAGCCTTCAGAATCTATGAAAATTGATACCACTACAAGTCAATATGGAGATTCTGGTAAAGGAAGAAAAGCTATTTTTACAGAGCTTAATTGTGGAGGCATGGCCCGTGGAACGGGAGCAGCGGTTAGAGGTAAAGGTTTCAAGGGTACATTTTAATGAGCCTAAAGAAATGGTTTAATGAAAAA